TATTGACTCTGCTGTAGTTGCTACGCTTTGTGCAGAGACTGGAATTCCTACATATGTTTTGTCCATGCCTCTGAAATCGAGTTCTAAGAATGACACTCTTTCAGATTCATATGCCACCTATCTTGAGAACAACTACGACAATGTGACCAAGATCCGAATTGATCTTGGAGCCGTATATCAAACATTCATCACAACTTTTGATCTCTGGACGAACAAAGAAGAATACACTGGTAATGGTCTTGCGAATGCAAACACCAAGTCCCGTATGCGTATGGTGACTTTGTATCAGGTTGCAGGATCTACTGGTGGTATTGTCGTAGGAACAGGCAATAAAGTAGAAGATTATGGTATTGGATTCTACACTAAATATGGTGACGGCGGTGTTGACATCGCTCCTATTGCTGATCTATACAAAACTGAAGTATGGGAACTTGGAAAGCATCTTGGCGTAGATCAACGTATCATTGATGCACCACCTACAGATGGTCTGTGGGATGATTCAAGAACCGATGAGACACAAATCGGTGCCTCATACGAAGAATTAGAAGAAGCAATGGAGACTGGCACTGGCCCAGCAGTTAAGATCTTGAATGATTTTAACTGTAAGAACAAGCATAAGATGGAACCTATCCCGACATTTAAGTTATGAAGATTGGAGTAATTGGCGCAGGGCGACTTGGTATTTGTTTTGCTCTTCTTTGTGAGCAAGCAGGGTATGATGTTATAGTTTCAGACTGTAGAGAAGACTATGTGAAAGGTCTTCAGAATCATACAATTGAAACTACTGAACCTGAAGTGCAAAAGTTGTTGCTTGAGGCAACAAACCTGACTGCTACGACCAGTAATCAAGAAGTTATTAATGAATGTGAAATCATTTACACTCTTGTTGCAACACCATCTCTTCCAGACGGAAGCTATGATGTAAGTGCAGTCTGGGATGTTGTTGATGACTTCAAGAATTCATCTTTGAAGTTGAATGGTAAAACACTTGTAGTTGGTTGTACAACCAATCCAGGAGACTGTGAAAAGTTTTCAGAACAACTGAACCACTTTGGTATGGAGGTGTTTTATAACCCAGAGTTCATCGCTCAAGGATCAATCGTGCGTGATCTGAGAGGAGCAGACATGGTTCTGATTGGTGGTAATAATAGTTTGGTCTACGCAGATCTATGTGAGTTGTATTACAAGATTCAAGAGACAGAACCAAAGATTAGTTTCATGTCTACCACTGCTGCTGAGATGGTCAAGTTGGCAGTCAACTGTTTCTTGACCACAAAGATCAGTTATGCGAACATGGTTGGAGAGGTGATGACTCTTGCAGGCCTTGGTGATGAGATTGATTTGGCACTGCAGGCAATTGGTGCAGATACAAGGGTTGGTGGTAAGTATCTGAAGTATGGATATGGTTATGGTGGTCCTTGTTTGCCAAGAGACAATCGTGCCTTTGCTGCTTATGCGGAGAAACTTGGACTTGAGTATAACCTAGGTGCAACAACAGATAACTTTAATGACGAACATGCTAGGTTCTTGGTAAATTATTTTGTATCTAAGAATGTAGAGAAGTTGCCATTTGGTTTTCAGTCGGTAGCATATAAGAAAGGAACAGATATTCTTACAGAGAGTCAACAGTATCGTCTTTGTAAGGATCTTTTAGATCTTGGTTACAAGGTCTATGTGGTAGAAGATCAGATCAAGTCTCAAGTTGATGAGAGAATTAGTTTTGAAACATCCGAAGAGGCTGTCTATTGGATTGATTTATGACCGAAGTTATTGATAAGAATAAATCTGCCTTTAAATTAAAAGGTATTGGTCCAATCTATTGCATCAATCTTGATGGTCAGACTGATCGTTGGGAATACATGGAGAACCAATTTAAGTATTGGGAGATAGAAGATAAAGTGACACGCATCTCTGCTTATGATGGTAGAGAGGATGACTTGAGTGACATCCTTGTGGGGACATATCCTAACAACATGACTGGTGGTGAGATTGGTTGTACCACCTCACACCTTAAAGCAATCAAACATTGGCTTGCCACATCAGATAGCCCCTATGCTATAATGATGGAAGATGATTGCAATCTTGATCTCGTCAGGTATTGGAATTTTACTTGGAAAGATTTTTATGCACACATTCCTTATGATTGGGATGTTGTTCAAATTGCAATTATCTGCACTGGAGATATTCATGTCAAACTTCATAAGAGGTTTGTTAATGATTTCTCTACTGCGTGTTATCTAATCAATCGTCGTCATGCAGAAAAGTTAATCCATTTTCATTGTAGAAAAGACAAGTATAAATTGGACAATGGTTCTAAACCACGAGCTGTTGCTGACGATTTGATTTACAATTCAGGTAATACTTATTCTATTCCGCTCTTGATTTATAAGACGGAACTTGGATCATCTATTCATCCAGAACACATTGGAGTCTTCCATCAAGGTAACTTTAATGCTCTTTCTAATTTCTGGGCTCAGAACGGTGCTAATGTTGACATCGCTGACTATATGAACTATGATCCTTATCTTGGCAGAATTACGGAAAACTCTGCTGCCAAACAAACACAAGAGGCGGGATAACCCAACCTCTTGACATTATCTTAAAAATGAATTAAGATAAATAACAATTGGCACACCGTAGAAATACTTACTACAGTGTGACAGTTTACAAACAGACCCATGTCGAGGGTCTTTCCATCCGTGGGACACTCCACGAGATATACTTAAAGGTAACAAAAATGTTTAAATCTGTATTCGCAGCCTCTGCTGCTCTGTTCGCATCCGCTGGAGCTGCCCTTGCAGGTCCCTACGTCAACGTAGAAGCTAATGCTGGTTGGACGGGTTCTGATTATAATTCAACCACGACAGATCTTCACGTAGGGTATGAAGGCGCACTTGGCGAGAACGCATCGTACTATGTACAGGGCGGCGCTAGTGTAGTTTCCCCTGATGGTGCTGAGAGCGACACCGTTCCTTCTGGTAAGGCAGGTTTGGGTCTCGGTTTGACCGATAACCTCGGTGCTTATGGTGAAGTTTCATTCCTCGGATCTGGCGATGAGGACATCGACCGTGGTTATGGAGCTAAGTTGGGCGTCAAGTACAACTTCTGATCGTTCATATAGACACATAAACATCTAGATGTTATACTGGGGGTGCGACGGCATCCCTTTTTTTATGCGAAATTATTTTGTAAAGATCGTCACTCATCCTGCTACACACTATAATCTGATCACTATCGGTGTGCTCATCACAATAGGGATGCTTCATAACCATGCTCACTTCACAATGAGTAAAGATGCAGATGCTTATGTAAGACAGTGGTGTAGGTCATCTGCAGAAAACAAAAAGACCTGCATCAGTTATGGTGGAAACATGGACTATTGACACACTTAACTGATCGTTGTATACTAAGAGATCTTCTGACCCCTTTTTTTCTATGAAGAAGCGAACAAAAAAACTTTTAGATTGGTTTTTTGAAACTGATCTGGGCGAAGAGAATGTGGCAAATTGTGTCAATCTCTATGAACTGGTAGAGAAACTTCAGTATCGATTAGAAAATATGGAAAATGAACATATGCATCTTGTTTGTGAAATTGGTAAGTTACAGGGTAAACTAGATATGTTGGAATCTGAGTTGTCTAATGAAAATTAATCTTTGGTATTCCAAAAGTATGCATCAGTGGCGATGGACTTTATGTGAAGAGTTTAGAAATGGTGTTACAAAAATAGAACAACACTCCGGAACTCAGCAAGAACTTCGTGATGCAATGGATGATGTTGCAAATACTGTAGAGTATATGTTAGAATGTAAGGACAAGGGCGAATAACTCAGCGGTAGAGTGTCTCCTTTACACGGAGGTTGTCGGGGGTTCGATCCCCTCTTCGCCCATATAAATAGATCTGGAAAGACTTCTTTGAAGGAAGGATCACATTATAAAAAAATGGATAATGTAAAAGTTAGGTGCCGCTCCTGTGGTAAGGAGTTGACTGGGCATCCAATAAAAACTGTCTGCTGTGGTTGTCCAAATATGACAACAGTTCGCGGAGATAAAATTTCAGCAGTTGATTTAGGGCAAGTTGTTATGCTAAGTTCTTATTCAAGTAAGAAAGATAGTATTCTTACTCAAGAAGATCTTGCTTTTCAGGAACAAAGAAAGCAAAGGAAAATACGTAAATTGGATTTTGAAGTTCGCTAGGAAAGTTGACCGAGTGGTTTAAGGTACTTGTCTTGAAAACAAGCGTGTTAATAGCACCCAGGGTTCGAATCCCTGACTTTCCGTTTAATAAATAGGTAAAAAAGAAGTTATATAAATGGCATTTACCAAAATAGTTTCTCCTGGTATTGATACGACAGGTAGTTATACTGTTCAAGAACTGAATACTGTTGGTGTTGCAACGGCAGGAACAGTTCAGGTTGGATCTGCAACCACTATTCATACCACTGGTATTGACCTGGGTAGTGGGAATATAACCTCTCATAATATTAATTCAACTGGTATCATTAGTGCCACTAGTTTTGTTGGACCTGTAACTGGTAATGTAACTAGCGCAACTGTTGCAACAAATGCACAGGGTCTAACTGGTTCTCCTAGTATCACTGTTGATGATATAACTGCTACTAGCGGAACATTTAGTGGTAATGTAAGTATTGGTGGAACATTAACATACGAAGATGTAACCAATATTGACTCTGTTGGTATTATAACTGCACAAGCAGGTGTTAAGGTTACTGGTGGTCAAGTTGTGATTGGTGGGGATGCTAATAATGGCACCGCAGAAGGACTTCAACTCAATACTAGCGGATTTATTCAAGCAAGTCGTGGTAGTGGTGTCTCTGCTTTGTGGGCAGGATATACACAAGGTTCTTCTACTCAAACCAGTAGGATTGATAATGATGGTGATGCACACTTTTTAGGTAAGATTGGCGTCGGAACTGATAATCCACAGGTAAAATTACATATTACAGCAGCAGATCCATACATAAGACTTCAAGATACTGCAGCACCAACTGGATATTCCCAAATTATGGGAACTCACCAAGGAGCGATTGCATTTAGTGCTGATACATCAGATAGTGTTGCTGATAGCCATTTTCGTTTTGATGTTGATGGAACAGAAAGACTTCGTATAACTTCTGATGGTAAAGTCAGAGTTCCTGATAACGGTAAGTTCACTGCTGGTGCTGGTGATGACTTACAGATTTGGTCTGATAATACTGATCAATATATTAGAGGTGAACAAAACCAATTATTAATTCGTAGTAACAATTTAAGACTACAAAGTTATCTTGGTGAAAATTATATTCATGCTGCAAATAACAATGCTGTTAGTCTTTACTATGATAACTCCAAGAAATTAGAAACCACAACAACTGGTGCTACAATAACAAGTGATTTAATCTTAGATCACGCATCAGGTGATAAGGCAATTCGTTGGGCAACAGGTGGAACTAATAAATGGAGTCTCTATCACAACAATGGTGCTGGAGCACTTGTAGCATATGATAATGCTAATAATGCAGAAAGACTTCGTATAAATGCCAACGGCACCGCCACGTTTAATAATGCAGTTCTTATAGGAGGAGTTACTACAAATAATGGTTTTAAATTAAAAGTTTCAGATGGTGGTGGTTATGAATTTGCTTTTGGACCTAACGATAGTGGAATAAATTCTTTAGTAAGTTATGATAGAAGTGGTAGTGCTTATGTTGATTGTAGGATAATTCAGAAAGAACTTCAACTTTGGAGTGGAACTGGCCCTGTGGAAAGACTTCGTATAACTTCTGGTGGTAAAGTTTTAGCTGGTAACTATTTTACCTCACAACAAATTGGATATTACGAATCTTCAATTCAAATTCAAGGAACAGATTCTCATACGGCAAGTATGTCTATATTCAGATATAGTAACGATAATGGTGGATCTAACTTAACTTTAGGTAAAGGTAGAGGAACAAGTGGTGGTGATGTTGATAAACCACAAAATGGTGATGCCTTAGGTGCCCTTCGATGGGTAATGGCAAATAATAATAATCTAACAGATGGAGAGAGTGCAAAAATTGAATGTAATGTTGATAATATCCCAGGCGGCGGAGATTATCCATCAAGACTGACATTTTGGACAGCATCTGACGGAGCAAATTCTGTAACAGAAAGACTTCGTATAACTTCTGGTGGAGAAATAAAAATTCCTGGTAGTAGTGGTAGTATGCTTACCATAAACGAAGGAAGTCCTAGTGGTAATTTTTACCAAGAAATTGCTTACGCACCAGGTGGCAAAGGTTGTCTATATCTAGAAAACTTTGCTTATTATGCTGGTCAACCAGCACTTGTGGTTAATGATCAGGATACAAATAATCAAAGAGTAATGGAAGATGTCCAGTTTCAGAGAAATGGCACGTTGAGGGGTTATATTCGTATTAACCCAGGCAGTGTTACCTATAGCACTTCAAGCTCTGACATAAGAACCAAGAAGAACTTTGAGGATTGGACAGAAGATAATCTTTCTAAATTCAAAACACTTAGTCCTAAACTATTCAATTGGATTGAAGAAGATGATGGGTCTGAAAAAACTAAAGGTTTTATTGCACAAGATAATTTAGAGAAATTTCCTGAAGCGTATCCGTTGACTGCCTCAACCGATAGGTATGCGTTTAATCCATCAGGTATGGTCGCTTATCTGATGAAAGCATTACAAGAAGCTGCCTTAAAAATTGAAACTCTAGAGGGAAGAATGGATGATGCAGGACTCTGATAAATACAAAAAAAGACTAAGCAATAATGGCGCTTAATAATCTTACAAGGATTGGAAATTCTGGTTTTGGGACTGATACTAGTATTAATACCACTGGTATTGTTACTGCTGCGTCATTTAGTGGTGATGGTTCTGGACTAACTGGTATTACTGCAGTTGGATCTGGTGTTGTTGTTCGAGAAGAAGGATCAAACGTAGGAACAGCACAAACAATAAACTTTATTGGAACTGGTGTAACCGCAACAATTTCTGGTGGAATTGCAAGTATTGAGATTGCTACTAGTGGTGGAGGAGGTGGTGGTCTCTCTGATATCGTTTCAGACACTACTCCACAACTTGGTGGTAACTTAGATCTCAATAGTAAGAATATAACTGGAACAGGTGTAACGATTACTCCTGATGGAAACGCAGCATTTTCTGGTATTGTTACCGCTTTTGATTTAGATGTTGATGGTCACACTAATTTAGATAATGTAAGTGTTGTTGGTGTTTCTACGTTCAATAACGGTGTTGATATTAAATCTGCCATTTATTTAAATGGTCCTGGCAATCAATCAGATCTTTATATTGGTTCTTCCAATCAAGTAAAACTTGACCACAATGGCGGTTCTGCCATGTGGAGTAATACGGTTGGACTTTCTTATATTAGTACTAAGGGTGGAGTTGTTGTTAGAAAAGAGGGTGGTGGATATGATAATATTATCAGGGGTATTGCAGATGGTGCAGTAGAACTTTATAATGACAACTCCAAGAAATTTGAAACCACAAGCACCGGTGCTATCGTAACTGGCACTTTAGTTGCTACTGCAACAACAGCAACTAATGTAACTGTTGCCAATGAAGCATCAGATACCGAATGTTTTGTGATGTTTGGTGTTAATGCCACAGGAAATAATGCACCAAAGTCTTCTAGTTCTTTAAAGTATAATTCTTCTAGTGGAGGACTTACTGCTGGTTCATTCATTGGTGATGGATCTGGATTAACTGGTATTACTGCATCTGGTTCTGGTGTTATTGTAAGAGATGGTGGATCTCTTGTTGGAACCGCAGGAACAATTGATTTTGGATCTAATGTTTCTGTTTCTCCAATTTCTGCTGGTGTTGTAACAGTTACTGCATCAGCAGGATCAATCGCCGGTATCAATACTTCTGGAACTACAGAACTCAACAATCTTACTGTTGCTGGTGTATCAACCTTTACTGATAATGTAATTCTTAATGCAAATCTAGACCTTCAGGATGATGACAAGATCCTTCTTGGTTCTGGTGATGATTTGGAAATTTATCATACTGGATCTCACAGTTTCATTGTAGATTCTGGTGTTGGTAGTTTATACATTAGAGCATCAGCAGGAAATATTCAGGATCAAGGTAATGCAAACCAAAGTTGGTTGCAATTTAATTCTGGTGCTGGTGTAGAAGCACACTTTGCAGGAAACAAGAAATTTGAAACCCTTGGTGCTGGTGTAACAGTTACTGGAACTACTTTCTCAAATCAATTAAGTGTTTCTGGTGTATCAACCTTTAATGGTACTGTTGATTTTAATGGTGCTGTTGATTTCAATGATGCTGTTGATGTAAATGCACACGTTGAATTCAAAGCAGCTAGTGGAAATAGTTCACTATACATGTATGATGAGAATGCAATTAATCTTGGTAGTAACAATGATGCAAGATTAATTTATAACAACATTGGAAATATTGTTAAATTTGAAAGAAATGGTAGTGCTGGTGAGATAGAAATTGATGCTGCACCAGTTACACTTAAACATTCTGATAGTACAAAGTTACAAACCAGTTCCACTGGTGTAACTGTAACTGGCAGTGTAACTGCTACATCATTCAGTGGTTCGGGTGCTAACTTAACTAACTTACCATCACCTACTCCCGCAGATACTGATGTTCAGGTAACTTATGATATAAGTGCTAATGGTAATAATTACAGAATCACTGGTCCAGGGTATGATGCTTCCGAAAGCAATCCAGATCTTTATTTGGTAAGAGGACAAAGATATCGATTTATCAATGGAACTGGTAGTGGTCATCCATTCCGTATTCAGTCTGATACTTCAGGAACTGCATATACCGATGGTGTTTCTGGTTCGCAGAGTGGAACTCAGGACTTCAATGTTCAGAATGATGCTCCTGTAAGACTGTATTATCAATGCACAATCCACTCTGGAATGATCGGTAACATCTATATTGTAGGTGCTTCTGATTGGAGAATGACTGATGTTGCTACTAATGCAACTCCAGATATTTTCACTAATCTCAATGTTGGCATCGGAACTGATACTCCAGGTGCTATATTAGAAGTATTTGATGCGACTTCCAACACCATTGTTAATGTAAAGAGTGGTGATGCAGGTGCGGTTCTTAATTTGATCGATAACTCTGCAAGATCATCTATTGAACAAACTGGATCTACATTGAAGATTATTTCTGATACTGGAGCAGAAGATGCAGATAGTGATATTAGACTTCAGGTAGATGGTTCTACGAAGATGCTTATAAATTCTAGCGGAGTAGTTCAAATTGGTGATGCTGGTCTCGGATCTGACAATGGTGACAGAAAACTTGACATTATTGGAAGCGGGAATGGGCAGGCAGGATTACTTATTGCCAATAATGCTACATCTGCTTCAGGAACTTGTGATATTTCTTTTGCTCCATCCAATAAGGTTACAGGAGCACAAATTATATGTGAGGCGCAGGAAGATTTCTCTTCAAGTGCGAATAGAACTGCTGACCTAACATTCCAAACCAGAAAGGATGGGACATTATCAGAAAAACTTCGTATAGGTTCTGATGGTAGTGTGGGGGTGGGTAAAAATAATCCTGATGTAACTCTACATATCGGTGGTGCTGCAGTAACTATGCCTGAAGTTAAACTGCATCGAACATCTAGTTATGATAATGCATGGAGATTTTTTCAATCACATTATGGTGCAAATGATTACGGAACTTTATTCATACGACCAACTTTAGCAACTACACCAAATGTTGAGATAACAAATTCTTCTGGTGCTATGGCTATGAGGGTTGATTCTGATACTGGTGTAATAAGTGTTAAAAATGGTGGTGGTATTAACTTTGGTAGTAATCCCAACGCCTCTGGAATGACCAGTGAGGTGCTGGATGATTATGAAGAGGGCACTTGGACTGCTAATACTGCTAATAGTATAACTTTACACAGCACTGTTAATTTGTGTTCATATACAAAGATTGGTAGGCAAGTTACAGTCACTGGTCAAATTAGAGTTGATAATAACAATAGTGGTGCAGCCCTAATCATCAATAATATGCCATTTAATTGTGCAACTTCTACTGAGGGAGAATCTTTCAGTGTTGGTGCTGTAAGACTTTATAATGCTGGTATTACGGGTACAGCTGTGCAAGTTATTTGTATATCTGATGCTGGAACAAATAATATACTCTTCAAAGAAGTAAGGGATAATGCATCTGACCAAAATGTACAGGCAACTCAAAACGGATATTATATGTTTACGCTCACATATTTCACTGCCTAATAAATAATAGCGCCTAAACCTGTTTAGTTCGGAGGACAATCCTAATGGCACTTACTGAAAGATTTGAAAACGACAAAATTGAAGTCGTTGGACCATTTAAAACAATTCAAGTTCGTAGAGCAAATGTTATTGAAAAAGACGGTGTAGAACTTACACGTTCATTCCATCGTAATTCTCTTCAACCAGGAACACTGGGAGAAAGTGATGCTCTGGTAGATACTGATATCAGTGGCGAAGATGCTGATGTTCAAGCAATCTGCAATGCGGCATGGACTGATGCAGTCAAAGAAGCATGGAGACTTAAGTTAGTCGCAGATGCTGCTGCAGCGGCGGAGTGATAAATAACTAAAAAGCACTGCCATGGCATATATTGGTCAGCGTCCGACAACAGGGGAAAATAATTCATTTAAAGTATTAGATGATATTACTTCATATACTCTAACTTTTGATGGATCTTCTTCCACTGTTGTTTCTGCTGCTAATGATACAATAACTCATAATTCCCATCGATTTGTAAATGGGCAGAAGATTACGTATTCTAATGGCGGCGGCACAAATATTAGTGGATTAAATGATGGTAATTCTTATTACATCATTAAAGACGATAATAATCATATTAAATTAGCAGATACTTATAGTGATGCTCTTGCTGGATCTGCAAGAAATATCACTGGACTTGGTGCGGGTTTATCACATACAATTAACGTTGCTTTTGATAATTTTAATACCAAGTTTAAAGTAACATATGAGAATGGAACACTTGCAAGACTTCATAGATCTGCACAACTTCAAGTTTCAATTAATGGTGTTATCCAGCAAGGACATGATAGTGCAAGTCCAGCAACTGGATATGGCATAGATTTTAATAGTGTCATTGTATTCTCAACGGCACCAGCATCAACTGATGTTTTCTGGGGTAACTTATTAGCAAATAATTTACCTACCTTTGATATTACTGATAATAAGGTAGATAACTTTACTGGTAATGGATCTACTGTTGATTTTAATTTATCAAAACCAGCACTAAACAACGAAAATATTCTTGTTACTATTGATGGTGTTACTCAATATCCATCCGATGCTCAAAATACTAGAGCATATAATGTAGTTGATACTACCCTTACATTTTCTGCTGCACCACCAGCAAATTCTGCAATTCAAGTTCGTCATATTGGATTTGCTGGTGCGACTGTAGGTGGTGGTGGCGGGGTTACTGGATTCTACGGAAGAACTGGTAATGCAAGTTTACAATCAACTGATGATATTGCTGTTCGTAATGTAAATTCTTCGGGTGTTATAACTGCAACATCTTTTGAAGGAAGTTTTGTTGGTTCATCTCAAATTGGTATTCAATCTGGTGGAGTTCAGATTGGTGCTGGTATTACTCAACTAAACTTCATTGGTATTGGTAATACTATTGTAGTTGATGGATCAACTGTAGATATTAGTATTCAGAGTGGTGCTGGCGGAACCTGGCACGGATATAGTGCAGGTATTGCAACCGTAAAATCTATTGGTATTAATACAAGCACTCTGGATGATACTGATCTAACTGGTATTGGAAATTCATTTAAAGGACTTTATATTGCTAATGGTATGGTGATTCACGATAATACTTTGAATGGCAATCACTATATTGGAACTAACTTTAGTGGCATGATGGCAGGTCCTGTTAGCATTACTGGAGTATTGAGTATTGATGGTAACTATGTTGTGGTCTAATAAATACCAAAATGGGGATTGTATAAAATGGCATTAATTAATCAGAACAGTATTATTGGTGTAACAAGTATTACTAGTCCAAGTGCTAGTAATGTTCTGACAGTTCATACAAATGACACCACGGAGCGATTGCGCGTATCGACGAGTGGTCTGTCTTTTTCTGGAACGAATGCTTCTTTAGATACTAGTGGTAATTTAACAGTTGGTGGTAATGTAAGTATTGGTGGAACATTAACATACGAAGATGTAACCAATATTGATTCAGTTGGTGTTGTAACAGCACGTTCTGGTATTAATGTTACTGGTGGTCGTGTGCTCATTGGCACCACGAATGCAGGGAGCAACGGAACTGCTGATGATTTAGTTGTTGCCAACAATGGTTCTGCTAGTGATCAAGCTGGAATCACAATTCGCGGTGGCACCTCTGGTCGTTCGCAGATTTTCTTCTCTGATGGAACTAGTGGGCAGGATGAATATCGTGGAATGCTTAGATATGATCACCAAGAAAACTCAATGCAATTCCGCACGAATTCGGAAGAAAGACTTCGTATAACTTCTGCTGGATCGGTTGGCATCGGAACTAATATTCCAGAATTTTTACTTGAAGTAAGTAACGAAATAGCAAGTAAGAATGCTAATAAAGAATTTATTGGAATCAATTTAGTTAGTAACGAAGCAAGAATAAGAAGTTCTTTTTATAGTGGTGCGAGTGGTGCATATAGACCAATAACATTCTACACATCAGATGCAGAAAGACTTCGTATCACTTCTGCTGGTAAGATATTATCAGGTATTGCAACTGCAAGAGGTAATCTTGCTAATAATGCAAGTGGTGTTGAGGCTCAAGTCCAAATAGAAGGAAGTTCATTTGCATCATCTACACTTTCTATTATTAGAAACTCAAATGATGCAAATGACGGTGGAATTATTTTAGGAAAAACAAGATCACCGAATACTTATGGTAACGCAGCTGTACAAGCAGGTGATGATCTTGGTGATTTAATATTTGCTGGTTCAGACGGAACATCATTACAATTTGGTGCAGAAATACTTGCAGAGGTACAAAGTGGTGTTGGCAATGATGATCTGCCAACTGATTTAATATTTAAAACCAATGGAGGAACAACAGATACAACAGAAAGACTTCGTATAACTTCTGATGGTAAAGTTGGTGTTGGTGCTGAAAATCCTCAGGCAACTTTACAAATTGGTGCTGGATTTGATTCAGGCAATCCACAACGACACGGAACTCTCTTAATTTCTGCTGACAATAGTTTACATAATTATATTAGATTTACAAATGGAGGCGGTACTGAATCTCACTATCCTGCAGGTATTTGGTATCAACCAGCTGGAAGAATGGAGCTAAGAGCAGCTTCCAGTGCTTCTGCTTCTAATGAAGCTCAACTAGTTTTAGCAAGCAATGGTGTGGTTGGTATTAATACCACAACTGGTTTTGATACATCAGTTGGATTAGCCGTAAGAAATGGTGCTTCTGGTTCTGATCACACAATGCTTGATATCATTGCTAATACCAATGAGACTTCTAGATTGGTATTCAGTGATGATTCTGATCATAATCAAGGTAGAATACAGTATAATCATAATGGAAATTCTTTAGCTTTCTATACTAATGGAAATAATGAAAGACTTCGTATAGGTTCAAGTGGTAGAGTATGTATTTCTCCTACTGCTCATTTTGGTTCGGAATCTACTAATATGGCGTTGTCAATCGTCAATAATGGTGGAACTGGTGGTTATCCTGCTATTCATTTAGGAAGTGTGTCTACAGGTGGCAATACAAATGGTGCGAACGGCATGTCTCTTGTTGCTACTGATGCTAACTGGAATTTACAGACAAGTTCTGGAGGCGTTCATGGACTAGGAATTCTTACCGGCAACTCTTCCAACTCGGCTAATGTTGCGATGTATATCCGATCTGACAAGAAAACAATTACCGGACCTAGTGCTTATGCTGAGTTAGATACTGCTACTAGTTCTGGTACTGCTTTCTGTGTTGCCGGTGGAGGTCTTTCTGTAGGTCCTTTAGGAAATGGAGGAGATACTGTTCAAGGTGGTAGATATGTACTCGGATGGTATATGTATCGTTATAACGGTGCAAACACATATGCTCATCTCACTACTAGTTTATATGGAGGTTCAGGAAGTAATACTGAGTATATTATGGGTGGTTTCCATATACATGGACTTAAATATAGTAGTAGTGGTATTTCAGAGGAGATAATATATTTCCATAATTGGAGTGGGAGTTTAGCAGGATATACTAGAAATCATTATGGTAATTGGGATCCAAACAACTATGTATATGTGGGTACTGGCGGATACGTTACTCTCAGACTATCTAATGGACAATATTATGGATATATAATTGATCTTATACAACATGCTTGGTATGCCAACAGAGATATTACAGTTACTAACGTGACTTACAGCAATTCCGGAACAATTTAATTAACATGTCAAATATTACACTCGAAGAAGCACAAGATGCTGTCAAAAATCTACCATTCCCTGAAGTTAACGAGGGAGATATTGTTTGGTATCCAGGTGGTCCCATAGATGGATATAAGGGTCATCGTTTCATATACCAAAATGGAGAATGGGTTTCTCATCCAGAGTGAGGATGATAAATAACTGAAAAGTCTTTGATAGATGGGCATCCAAATAAACGGGCAGACTGATACTATCAGTGCAGTTGATAATAATTTTTCTTTAGCAGGAAATGTTAGTATTGGTGGAACACTTACATATGAAGATGTGACGAGTGTAGATGCTGTTGGTTTATCTACATTTAAGGCAGGTATTCAGTTAGATGATAGTATTACTCATCTAGGAGATACTGATACAAAGATAAGATTCCCTGCTAATGATACTTTTACTGTAGAGACTGCTGGTAGTGAAAGACTTCGTATAACTTCTGCTGGATTGGTTGGAATCGGAAGTGCAATTCCAGCACAGGCATTAGATATACTTAATGCAAATCCAGCAATTAGACTTACAGATACTGATCCATCTGGTGTTTTCAGTCAAATTGATGGTGCTGGTGGAGATTTAATTTTAACTGCTGATGGTGGGGCAGGTTCTTCTAATAGTTTTATTTCATTCAGAGTGGATGGAAATGATGTAAATGCAGAAAAACTTCGCATAACTTCTGATGGTTCTCTTGGTATTAATGAAGCAACACCAGATTCTAAACTTGATATTGTTTACCATACTTCAGAAAACTCTGCTACTGCAAATCTTATTCACTTGAGAGCTGACCCATCTGGTAGTTATGCTTCCAGAGGTTTGTTTGTAAAAGTTGGAAGAGATGGGGCATATGACAATTCAGGTATTCATTATGATGTTGTAGGTAGTGCTGGTAATTCTGGTTTCCACGCTTTTGAGGTTCAGGGAAGTGAAAAACTTCGCATAACTTCTGGTGGAAATGTAAACATTGGTGGCGAATATGGTCAAACAGATTCAAAAGTAACGATAGTAGATGCTAGTAGACCTATTGCAGAAGCAACTTTAAATCTACAGTCTTCTGCCACAAGCGGAGCACAAGATACTGGTCCAGTTCTTAGATTCTACGGTCACTCAGGATCAGAAGGTCGCTATCATGCATCAATCAAAGGTGCTAAAGAGAATGGAACTTCTGGTAATACTGCTGGATACTTAGCATTTAACACCAGACCTGCTGGTGGTGCGATGGCAGAAAGAGTTCGTATAACTTCTGATGGATATGCTCGCTTAACAACAGCAAACGCTAGATTAGAATGGACAGCATCATCTGGTAGTAATCCCTTCATTAGATCTATTGGTTCTGGTCAACAAGAACTAGAATTCAATACTGGTGGAACAGAAAGACTTCGTATAACTTCTGGTGGTGAAGTAATTGTTAATGGAACAGCAACAGGGTCAAATGCAAAATTTGAAGTACAAAGCACCACGGGTTCAATTAGTTCCGCAACTTTAAGAGTAACTGCAGAAAAAACAACCACTGGTGCTATCAACACTGGTTCATCTATCCTCTTAGCAGGACACGATGGCGGAAATAGTCGTGACTTTGCTTCACTTTTTGCTGGAAAAGAAAACGGAACTGGATCAAACTATGCTGCTTATCTTGCTTTTGGAACAAGATCTAATGGAAGTGGATTAGCAGAAAGACTTCGTATAGATTCTACTGGTGATTTAATTCAGGCAAGTGGATCATCTTTTTGGCAAAAAAATGGTAATACTCTATTTCTAATTTCTAGTGGTCAGTCAACGCCTACCGTTTATGTTTCAGATTCGGGCAATGATTCTACTGGTGATGGAACATCTTCTAATCCATACAGAACTCTTAGTACAGCGTGGTATCACATACCAAGGGTTTACTCCCATAATCACGCTCCCAGAATATTGATTAAGGGGACATCATATACAGTTGATACTACACATTATTGTAGAGGTGGTGGTGCTGGTGGAAATTGGCAGTATGGTCCAGCAATCGATATTAAATCAGAATCTGGTTCTCAAATTGATGTATATTTAAGATCAACTCTTCTGTTTGAAAGCGTCGATGGACTTAGATTTCAGAATATAAATTTCATTTGTGACGCTTCTGGTGGACATCTTTCATTTACTAATTGTCAAAGAGGTAAGATATATCCTTCGTGTGATATGAATGTGACTGCTACTGGTGGTTGGTCGTATCGCATACAATATATTGATTCTACATTTCGTGATGAAATGGATATTGCTGTTGCCAGCACAGCGTCTAGCGGATTGGGTGCTATAGTTATTTTATATAATTCTTCATGCGATGGTAGTCGCAGTATTACTAAGGCTGGATCACAATTTGGTAATGCTGCCGTAGCAGTTGTCAATGGGTCATTTTTTGGTGGTCAGTGGAATGTAAATAATTTTAATACTGGAATTAGATTTGGTATAAATCATTATGGCGCTGAAACAGGTGGAGTCGCAATGCTAAATGGAGTTACAATCAGTAACTGTAGTTATGGTCTTGATCTTTATAATAATAGTTTTGTAAGAAAATATAGTACTACTTATACAAGTAACAGTACAAACGAACGCAGTCAAACAGGAAGTTTCATCAACTAATTAAAATGAATATAGATTACGCAACACCCACATTTAATTTATTTGGTCCCGAAGAAAATGGGTGGAGTTATTCCAACCCATTCGATTACTCTACTTTGAGTTGGGACGAAAAATTAGGACCCAAACCCAATCAATTAGATCTTGCTCTAGCATCTGTTGAGCAGTATTATAACCAAGAAGTATTTGCGTATAAACAGCAACGCCAATACCCACCAATGTCTGAACAACTTGATCAGATCTTTCATCAAGGTATTGATGCCTGGAAATCAGATATTCAAGATATAAAAGATGCTAGTCCAAAACAAACATTAGATGCTAATGAATTGGAAAAACGTAAACAAGAAGTTAGAGATTTTCTTTCGTAGATAAGAGTGATTGCTTTTGTAAACGCAATAAATACAAAAAACTAGTAGTAGCAAAATATCTTTAATATAGAATGTTATGAATTTAACATTATTGGTAGTGGTATAAAGATAGTTATCATTAAATAGTGATGTAGACAATAACTTTCTACCATGAATCCTCAAGAATACTCAAACTGGGTAAAGATCAAGGAAACATTCGAAGAATCGGGAAATACTGATAATTACTTTTATATTCGTGCTTGTGCTATAGTGGACGGGAAACCAGACCCAATAGTTAATTTATCTAATGTCTCACCGGATGTCTGAGATAAAACCAGAACATTTTGCAACCAAAGAAGAAGTTCAGGAGATGATCGATGATGCCATACGAAAGCATAATCGTAACGCTGGAATTATCAGTATGTGTGTTGGTTGGGTTGTTCTCGCACTTTTTGCTGAGGGTTTACTTCGACTCATTGGAGTCATAGATCCAATTTTTCCGTGGCTTAAACTTACAATAAATTAATTTACCACGATAACACATATGACTTTTGGACACATTCTACTTTGGGGTTCAATTCCCTTTGTATTTTCTACTATATTTTTTGCGATTTATAGAGGAGAAAATTTTTACTATGAAAGCAATGATTATGATGGAAATGGTACAGCACATTAAACCAGAATTAAAAAGTTCTTATGACTTTGCTATGTCGTCTTTTGCTAGAATGTATGGAGTCAGATACGTCCAATCGAATGATGGTATTCATAGATTTTGCATACTATGGGCGGAATCGAATTTAGATCCACCATTGGATAACCTTACCAAAGTAGATTTTTATTTTAGAGATTTATGGATAATCAGCACATTAAAATAAATACATCCAAAAAATTATGTAGAAGCGTTGTATGTGGAGGAGATATTTTTATTCCTGATAGTGAATATCAGGGAGAAGATTGTGAATTAACATGTGATATTAAAGGTAACGAATCTAATGATGCTACAATTTGCTAGGTTTTGTGGTGTTGTATTAAACAACCCATATGGAATAGGATTTCTTTCAACTATTTTGGTGTTTGTTCCTATTATAGGGATGTGGGCAGTTCACAAATACGATTGGCAACACTGGGAACCATTTGACAGGTGGTTCAAGAAGTAGTATAATTATTCTGTTGAGATGTAACTCAACTGCGGTGCTTCCCTTTGGTAGATTCAGAAGTAGCGGCGATAGGAACCTACCAGTTAACTGCCAGTATACTCACTGGCACCTTGACTACATATAGATAAAACCTTATAATGTAAGGGTAAACCAAACACAACAATGGCTCTCACTGAAAAATTCAAGAAAGACATCAGCACTCTTCGTGCTGCTTCTACTGGAGAAATTTTCCTTGATGTAAAGAATCCGAAACTTTTCAAAAAGGTGCGCCGATACTACGAACGTGAAGGATCGGTGTTTTCGGGAGAACCACTTGATGATTATGAAATGCTGATGGAACTTATCTACAGCGATCTTGAAACTGTTGAGGTTGCACAATGAATGATCTAGATCCAAAGTCTGTCGCAACGACTAAGACTACCGTGATCCACGAGAGGTTCCCCTATCGCTACGTGCAAAGGGGTTACATTCAACTGAATGGTAAACCTGATTTCCGTTTGCAAAAAGCAAACGAGTATACTAAGAAGTATACTGATATCTATCTGTTTGATAATGGTGATCAACTGCTTCTTGCTATTGAAGACTTTGAATATGCCAAATGGTTAGATCCAGATGGTGTGCCTTGTTATACAAGAGACTCGGTAAGTCGTATAAACTAGCCCTGGTCGGGATGGTCAATAGACCCTCGGGTTTCTTAGTTCCTAAAACTAGGTGGTGGAGTCATTAGACCCTCTTACGAGTTTACGGCATCTCTTAAATGCCGTTGGTGCGGATGGGTTACTCCCGCCAGGTTTCTTGTTTCCTGTTAAAGAACAAGTGGCGTGCATGAAAGACCGTATGAATGAGCAGGGTTGCATAAACCTTGCTTTTTTTGTATAATAACTAAAAATATTATTGTAGATGAAAGTTGCTCTAATTACTGGTATTACAGGGCAAGATGGATCATACCTTGCAGAACTTCTCCTTGAGAAAGGATATGAAGTTCACGGTATTGTGCGTCGTGCTTCTTTGATTAATACCCATAGAATTGATCATATCTATTCTAAAATTAAACTACATTATGGTGATTTGACCGATGCTACCAATATTATTGGGGTAATTAAGAAGGTAGAACCTGACGAAATATATAATCTAGGTGCTCAAAGTCATGTAAAGGTTTCATTTGAAACTCCTGAGTATACTGGTAATACTGATGGTCTTGGAACCCTCCGTATTCTTGAGGCAGTTCGTCTTCTAGGTATGGAAGATAAAGTTCGTATCTATCAAGCATCCACTTCAGAAATGTTTGGTAAGGTTCAAGAAGTTCCTCAAACAGAAACAACGCCATTCTATCCACGATCACCTTATGGTTGTGCGAAGGTATATGGGTATTGGATTACCAAAAACTATCGTGATGCATATAACATGTATGCCTGCACGGGTATTCTTTTTAATCATGAATCTCCACGTAGAGGTGAAACCTTTGTAACCCGTAAAATTACTCGCGGTTTGAAAGCAATCTTTGAAGGAAAGCAAACTGTTTTATACCTTGGTAATTTGGATGCAAAGCGTGATTGGGGTCATGCTAAAGATTATGTAAGAGCAATGTGGTTGATGCTTCAGCAAGATACTCCTGAAGACTATGTAATTGCCACTGGTGAACAGTATTCTGTTCGTGAGTTCATTGAAAGGTGTGCTCCTTTCTATGGATTTGAACTTGAGTGGCACGGTAGTGGTGATGATGAGATTGCAATGGATAAGAATACGAAAAAAACCATCATCTCAGTTCACTCTAAATATTATCGCCCAACAGAAGTAGAAACACTTCTTGGTGATTCATCTAAGGCAAAAGAACAACTTGGATGGGAACCAGAAATATCATTTAGAGAATTAGTAGAGGACATGTGTGAAAATGAAACTTGATTCGAGAATTGTTGTAGCAGGTTCTAGGGGGATGGTTGGTAGTGCCATCGTAAGAAATCTTAGGAGTAAAGGATATACAAATATTACAGAAGCAACCAGAAATATGGTTGACTTCACTTGTCAAAAAGAAACTGAGTTTTTCTTTGATCATGTGAAACCTGAATATGTTTTTGTTGCTGCCGCCAAGGTCGGTGGAATTATTGGTAATAGAGACCATAAGGCAGAAATGATTTATGAGAATTTGATGATTCAGACGAATATTATTCATTATGCTCATAAGTTTGAGGTAAAGAAACTTTTGTTTCTGGGATCATCTTGTATCTACCCAAAGGTGTGTTCTTTACCAATTACGGAAGAGCAACTCTTAACTGGTCCATTGGAACCAACCAATGATGCTTATGCTATTGCAAAAATCTCTGGTATTAAGATGTGTCAATCATATCGAGATCAGTATGGATTTAATGCAGTCAGTGTGATGCCTTGTAATTTGTATGGACCAGGTGATAACTACCATCCAGTTAACTCTCATGTTTTTCCTGGATTCGTTCGTAGATTTCATGAGGCAGCAGCAGAGAATAAACTTTCTGTAACTTGCTGGGGAGATGGAACTCCTATGCGGGAGTTTTTACATGTTGATGATCTTGCTGAAGCATGTCATCTCATTATGGAAAAATATGATGGGAGAGAACATCTGAATATTGGTCCTGGTAAAGATGTAACTATCAAAGAACTTGCTGAAACTATTGCAGATGTTGTTGGTTTCGTTGGTAATATTGAGTGGGATACTTCTAAACCAAATGGAACGATGCGAAAGGTTATGGATGTGAGAAAAATAAAAAAACTTGGATGGGAACCAAAGATTGAATTACGTCAAGGTATCGAACATGCATATGAATGTTTTATTCAAGAAGTTGCATAATTCACCTTTTTTTCGTATAATACATACTATACATAACGTTTTTATTCATGAGTGAATATAAGAAGACAGCACTTGTTCTCGGTGCTGGTGGATTTATTGGTAGTCATATGGTGAAACGTCTTCGTTCCGAAGGATACTGGGTGCGAGGTGTTGATCTTAAACGTCCCGATTTTTCTCAATCTGAAGCAAACGAATTTATTACTGGGGATCTAAAAGATCTAAAGTTTACTGCATCGTGCCTTCAATTTAAAGGATATAATGGCAACTTTTATAATCTTGTTCCTGAACGTCATATTGTTTCATTTGATGAGATCTATCAGTTTGCTGCCGATATGGGTGGAGCAGGTTTCATCTTTACAGGTGAGAATGATGCAGACATCATGCACAACTCTGCCACAATTAATTTGAATGTTCTTGAATGCCAAAGAATGCGTAATGAACTTGATGGTGTAAACAAGACTAAGATTTTTTATTCTAGTTCTGCTTGTATGTATCCAGAGCATAATCAATTAGACCCCGATAATCCTGACTGTCGTGAAGAATCAGCATACCCAGCAGCACCAGACTCCGAGTATGGATGGGAGAAACTCTTCAGTGAGCGTCTCTACTTTGCTTACAATCGTAACCATGGCATCCCTGTTCGGGTTGCTAGGTATCATAATATCTTTGGACCAGAGGGCACCTGGGATGGTGGCAGAGAGAAGGCACCAGCTGCAATCTGCCGTAAAGTCGCTTACCTCCCGAAGGAAGGTGGATCTATCGAGGTGTGGGGAGATGGCTTACAAACTCGTTCCTTCTTGTTCGTTGACGAATGCGTTGAAGCAACTAGAAGACTAATGGATAGTGACTTTATGGGTCCTGTGAATATTGGTTCTGAAGAGATGGTTACTATTAATCAACTGGTAGATACTGCTGCTAAGGTTGCTGGTAAGGAAGTCTCCAAGATTCATATTGATGGACCTCTTGGAGTTCGTGGTCGTAATTCCAATAATGATTTAATCCGAGAGAAACTTGGATGGGACTATTCACAAACTCTAGAAGAAGGTATTCACCAAACTTATAATTGGATTCAAGAGCAAATTAAAAAACAGGAGAATGGTTGATGGATTTAAGTGTTGTATTGGGTGGCAGAGATGATAATTATGGGGAACACTTTATCGAAAGATTAAAGCAAGCAGTTTCCTATAACTTAGAACTCCTTGATAAGTCTGGTCTTGAATATGAAATGATTGTGGTTGACTTCAATCCAATTAATGGTCAGTATCTCTATATCAATTCTTTGATGGAAGAAGTTCTTCAACACCCCAAGGTGAAGAACTTGATTGTTGATCCTTCAGTATCAGTTGCTGAGGATTTGACACCTTCAACTTATTATGAGTATTTTGCAAAGAATGCTGGTTGTAGAATTTCTACTGGAGAACTAATCTTTATCACTAATTCTGATATTATGATGACAGAAGAGTTGATTGAAGAAATTAAAGGTGAACTTGATAGTGATGAAAAAGAAAATGTATTCTATCGTGCTAGGTATCGTGGAGATATTTCTTTAGGAGATTATCCAGTATCTAACCCCAAGGTTGCTAATCATGGTGGTGAGTTAACGGGTCCTCTTGATGGGTGGGGTGATCCTGGTCAAGTTTTGGATCTGTATAAGAATTTGGAATATCATAATCTTCTTGGTGAAGATCCTGTGCTTGGATTGTGGTCTGGAGATGCATCCATGTTCTCAAGAGATGTATTCTTTAATGTTGCCACAGCATATAATGAAAAAGATGATGGGCATCGAACTAGTTTCAATCAATCTAGTATGGATGCAGAGATTCTTTGGAATCTAAAGCATAAGGGTAAGAAACTTAAGTTTATAGTTTCCCCTTATTATCACATTTACCATGGGCATCCTATTCCTAGAGATAATAAGTATGCTAAAGTGAAGTATGACAACAAACCAGATTGGGGATTTGTCAAGTATAATAAAGAGAGAATCAACGACAATACCGAAATCCTTGTTAATGGAGAAATAGAATGGAATTAAAAAATAAGTATATTGTAACTACTACAATTAATGAACCAACTATTGCAACGCATAAATTTGCTGAAATTGCAAAAAGAGATGGATGGACTTTTGTTGTAGTTGGTGATAAAAAAACTCCCAGATATTATTACCAAGAAGAACTGAATTGTGTTTATCTATGTTCTAAAGAACAACCAGATATGTATCCAGAACTTTCGGATGCTATTGGTTGGAATTCTATTCAACGTAGAAATATTGGTCTTCTTTATGCATATGATCAGGGTGCAGATGTAATTGCAACTGTTGATGATGACAATATTCCTTATGACGATTGGGGGCAAAATCTTTTAATTGGGCAAACAGTTGACTGCGATTTTTACGAACCTGTAGATAATGTATTTGATCCTCTTTCAGTAACTAATACACCTGAAATTTGGCACAGAGGATATCCCATTGAATTACTTCAACGTCGTAATAGAGTTGAATACAAAGGGAAAATAAAACGTAAAGTATTAGTTCAGGCAGATCTTTGGGATGGTGATCCTGATATTGATGCTATGGCTAGACTCACCATGAAACCTATTGTAAAATATAATGTAGAGAACCCGTATTGTTCAAATAAGATTTCTCCCTTTAATAGTCAAAATACATTTTTGGCAAGGGAAGTAATTCCATACTATGCTGTTCTACCTCATGTTGGTAGGATGGATGATATTTGGGGATCTTATATTCTTCAACATTATTTTCCAAATAGTGTTGTTTATAATAAAGCATCCGTTTATCAAGATAGAAATGTTCAAGATCTAATTACAAATCTTGAAAAGGAAGTTATTGGATATCGCAATACTTACAAACTCATAAGAGATCTTAAAAATTATATGAGTTATCTTCCAGAAGAAACTAAAAACTTCTTGGAAGTATATCGGTCTTGTTTTGATTTAGATGATGAAGATTACGGGGAAGAATGAAAGGTATCATACTCGCTGGGGGAAATGGAACACGACTGTATCCATCTTCCTTAGTTGTGTCAAAGCAGTTGATGAACGTGTATGATAAACCTCTGATTTACTATCCACTAAGCACTCTGATGTTGGCAGGTATTAGAGAAATTTTAATAATTACTAATCCAGGACAAGAAGATCAATTTAGAAAACTTTTTTCTGATGGATCCCACTTAGGTATTTCAATATCATATAAAGTTCAGGATAATCCAAATGGATTGCCTGAGGCGTTCATTCTTGCTGAAGACTTTATTGGTGATGATGATGTTTGTATGATTCTTGGGGATAATATTATCTTTGGTAATGATTTAGATAATATCCTCAAGCAATGTCAGGATCAATCAGGAGCAACTATTCTTTCTTATCCAGTTAGAGATCCTGAGAGATTTGGTGTTATTGAGTTTGAAAGTTTTGATAAGGGTCCTGTAATTTCTATTGAAGAGAAACCTGAGAATCCAAAATCAAATAGAGCACTGATTGGTATTTACTTTTTTGATAATCGATGTGTTGAATATTCAAAGAAACTCAAACCATCAAAGAGAGGTGAGTTGGAAATTATTGATCTTTGTAAGAAGTATCTTGAGGATGGAGAACTCAATGTAAAAAATCTAACAAGAACAATGACGTGGATTGATGCTGGAACATTTGATTCTTTATTATTGGCATCAAATTTTGTGTCTAACTTTGAAAAAATTCAATCATACAAGATATCATGTCCTGAAGATGTTGCATACAAAAACGAATGGATTGATGGTAAGCAACTTTTGAAACTATCTGAACAATATCCAAAGAGTGGGTATGGTGATTATTTAAAAAGTATTATTGAGGACCACTGATGACTATATTAGTAACTGGCGGTGCAGGTTTTATTGGAGGTAACTTTGTTAAGCACTTACAAGAAACTGTCGAAGAACATGTAGTTGTTATTGATAAGTTGGGATATGCCTCAAATCTAAATTATATTCCAGACACTCCACAATTTCATTTTGAGAACTGTGATCTTTTCAATGAAGATCAGGTTAAATATATTTTCACAAGATTTAAACCACGGGTAGTATTTCATTTTGCTGCAGAAAGTCATGTGGATAATTCAATTCAAGATTGCAAACCTTTTGTTGAAAGTAATATTGTTGGAACAATCAATCTTCTTAATGCAAGTCGTTTGATCGATATTGAGAAGTTTCACCATATCTCTACCGATGAGGTTTTTGGTTCTATCCCTGAGGGATCTTTTACTGAGGAAAGTCCTTATGATCCAAAGAATCCATACTCTGCATCAAAAGCAGCAAGTGACCATTTTGTCAGTGCCTTTCATAACACATATGGTTTACCAACAGTGATTACCAACTGTTCTAATAATTACGGTCCACGGCAATATAAAGAAAAACTTATTCCACAAACAATTTTAAATCTGTTGAGTGACAAAAAAGTTCCTGTATATGGGGACGGACTACAGATTAGAGATTGGTTGTATGTCCAAGATCATTGTGAAGCACTGACTGAAGTTTGGAAGAATGGGAAGATTGGTGAAAAATATAATATTGGTGGTGAATGTGAAGTTAGAAATATTGATCTTGTCAAACAAATTGTGAATCTGCTTGACAAAGAAGAATCTATGATAGAATATGTGAAAGATCGTCCAGGTCATGATAGAAGATATTCAACTAATATCAGTAAGATCTCTACTGAATTGAACTGGAAACCAAGATTTAATATAAAAGAAGGACTTGAAAAAACTATTGAGTGGTATGAAAGCAACAGAGATTGACATGCATGGTGTTTATGTATTCAAGACACCAAAATATAAAGATGATCGTGGAGTATTTAATGTTCCATTTAATCTAAAAGAATTTAGAGAAGCAACAAATTTCTATGCTGATTTTACTCAGGATAATTTATCTGTTTCAAAAAAGGGTGTTCTAAGGGGTCTTCACTATCAACTTAAGAAACCTCAAGGTAAACTCGTTAGGGTTCTCAAGGGATCTGTAAGGGATGTTATCGTTGATATTAGAGAACGATCTCCTACTTTTGGAAAACATTTTTCAATTATTCTGTCTAGTAGAAATAATTTATCTTTATGGGTTCCTCCAGGATTTGCTCATGGATTTTTATCTTTAAGTGAGGGAACACAATTTTTCTATAAAGTTACTAACGAATATAGTCCAGAGAATGAACGGACATTGCTTTGGAATGATCCTGAACTGAATATTGATTGGCAGATTGATAATCCAATTCTATCTGAAAAGGACGTTGAGGGTAAATTATTGAAGGAATGCACCCTTGCATAAAGACTCTGTATCGAGTATAATACTTGATAAGTGTGAAGTCTTAGATGAAAAATTTAGCACTAGCATTCTGCTCTTTGCGTCCCGTTCAACTTTCTAAAGAAGTTTGCGATGCCAGAGAAGATGAATACTTGATTTGCCTTAAACAATTGGAGAGAGTTCTACCAGACTCCTTCGATCTTTTAGTATGTGAAAATACTATTGATGATCCAGACCAACTACAAAATACTGAATTAAAGGAACTACTTTCTGACACTGAGATGTGTGCAACTGGTAGTGAAGGTAATATTGGAACTAGAAATAAAGGTATGGGAGAACTTCTCATGCTCAAAACAGTTTTAGATCAAACTGATTTGGATCAATATGAAAACGTATCATACATCTCGGCAAGAAAAGTTTTTACATGCCCGTATGTATTTGAAAAAACAGAGCGTTTAGAGAAAAGTGCATTGATATCAAATCCAGATTTTTTATTTTTGGATGGTAGATTGACTGAATCATACAAAGGATCTTTATATAATGATATGTTCTTCTCTATGAAGACAAAATGCATGGTAGAATATGCAGAGCACAGTATGAGTGAACTGAATAATAATCTTTCTAATCATATTGGGTCTGAACAAAATCTCTACAACTACATAACCACAAATAATATTGATTATGAGTGGTTAGACTTCCTGGGTCTTATTCGTAATGATTGGGAGATCAATGGACAAACACTAGACGTTTCTAACTACCACATTTGTTGATATGGAAATTCGAGATACAGTATTACCAGTTCTTCGACCAGTTGGTGGTGATGAGGAACTTGATTCTTTGAGAGAATGTATTGAAACTGGATGGTGGGGTAAAGGTCCAAAGGTTGCTGAGTTTGAAAAGAAGTTTGCCGAAATGGTCGGTGCCAAGTATGCTGTTGCAGTAACTAGTAATACCGCAGGGCAAGATCTTGTATTCAAGGCACTAGGTATCAAGGATTGTGATATTATCAATCCTACAATGTCTTTTATGACAACTGCTGCTGTTCCACTTTGGAATAATTGCACATCAAACATTGTAGATGTTTTGGATGACACTCTATGCATTGATCCTGAAGATGTTCGTAGAAATCTAAAACCAAATACTAAAGCAGTTATTGCTGTCAATATGGCAGGAGTTCCTGCACCGATTGATGAGATTCGTGAGTTTTATGATGGTTTTATTTTAGAAGATTGTGCTCATAGTTGCTATACATCTGGGGCAGGATCTAAAGGTGATGCTGCAGTATGGTCTTTCCAGGCAGTGAAGACTATGCCTTGTGGTGATGGTGGTATGATTACTACCAATGATAAAGAACTTTATGAAAAACTTGTTCCTTTGACTTGGTTGGGTATCACTAGCACTTTCTCACGCACTAATAAGTTGGGTAATAAACCTGGATATTCTTGGGATTATGATATTGATGTCCTTGGATATAAGTGCTATATGATTGATCTCCAGGCAGCAATTGCACTGGAGCAAATGAAGAAACTACCCAAACATCTTGAGTGGCGTAGGCACATTCAAAAGTGCTATAATGAAGAATTGAATGGTTTAATTAGAATACCTGTTTGGTCAGAAACGGTTCAGCACTATGGTGCTCGTGTTCCTACTGCTGAACGAAATGATATGATTAATTATCTTGCGGATAAGAAAATTCATACCAGTGTTCACTACAAACCACTACATACACATAAGATTGTTAAACAGGATCGTAGTTATACTGTTGCCGATCGTGAATGGAAAAAGTTAGTAAGTCTTCCTTGTCATCCTGGAATGGCACAAGAAGATATTGATTATGTGATTTATTGGGTAAAGGAGTTTTATGGTGAGAGAAGAATTTCATCTTATGATGGTAAGAATGCCATCTATCACGGTGTTGCTGTAACTGAGGATTGATATGTATTTGGATCTTTATAAAATTAATGGCACTAAAAACTTAGATGCCAATCCATGTTTTGGTAGTGTTAAAACCTATCCAAACTTTCAAGAGAAGTTGAGTGAATTTAAGGACCTTCTGGTTGATCTTGTAGATAAGAATGAATCTAAAACTTTTTATAAGTTTGGCGATGGTGATTATTTCTTTCTTAAAGGTGAATCAGTTGGTAGTGCAACACCTGGTCGTAGAGCACTAAGTAAACCCTACAGTCAGATTGATCACCAGGCGTTCAAGGACGGTGCTAGAGAGTGCGACTATTACACTTGCGAGATTTACCCTGATAATCGTCAAAAGTTTAGTGAGGTTCTTCCTGGGGTGAGTATTGATTATCCAGCAGAGTTTGGATATGGGTTAGTCACTAACAAGTGGTTGCTTCAAACCTTTGCTGGAAAGATTGGTTTGATTGGTGCAGATATGAAAATGAATATCATTCGCAATGTTATTGAAGCACCTCAGTATCAAGATTATCTTGGACTTGAGCAGTTTGAGGATTACATATCTCTTCCTCAGAGATTTGCATGTGATGATATTGATGCAACCGAAAAAATGGTTGGTGAACAACTAGAAAACACTACATCTAAAATTTTCTTGATGGGTATGGGTCACGTTAAGTCTGGTCTAATACATAGACTTAAGAAGTATACTGATGCTGTATTTCTTGATGTGGGTGCCTCAATTGATGCTCTTGCAGGCATTATTGATGTTGAACGACCATATGCTGGTGATTGGGTTAACTACCAGATTGATGAACCAGAATTGTATGCTGGTGTAGATTATCTTGCTTATAATGGTAAGGGTAGTCATATCCTTTTAGAAAGAAACTAATAATGATTTTATACGTCTATCTCCAAGGTGGTTTGGGAAACCAAATGTTTCAGTATGCGGCAGGAGTTTCTGCACTGAAAGAATATCCACAGTTCACAGAACTTCGTCTTGATACATCATTTTATGGTAATCAAGAAAGGAAGGTTATTGTGAATGGATTGACAGGTCGTGGATATGATCTTGATATTCTAAACATTAAATATAAAATCTCTGAAGAAGCACCAGAGGGTGCAACAATGCTTCAGGGGTGGTTTCAAAATCTAAAAGAGTTTGAAAATGTTATTGAAGATGTTAAGAAACAGTTTACTTTCTCTGTTGAATTTTCAGAAGCAACAAAGAAAGTTGAAGAACAAATTAGTGATGTAGAAACTCCAGTTGCTATTCACGTTAGGAGAGGTGATTACATCACTAACCCAACAGCACTCGCACATCATGGTGTTCTTGATAAAGCATATTATGATCGTGCTGTAAAACTAATGGAGTCTAAGTATTCCAATCCTCACTACTTTGTATTCTCAGAAGATGTTGAATGGTGTAGGGGAAATATTGAAACCGATAAAGAGATTACTTTTGTTGGACCTGAATGTAATGATGTTAAAGACAGTGGTCATCTTTACTTAATGACTAAGTGTAAAAATCATATTATTGCTAACTCCTCATATTCTTGGTGGGGAGCATTCTTGGGTAATAGTGAGTTTACTATTGGACCAGAGAGATGGAATCGTGAAGCATCTGGATCTGAATATATGTTAGAGGAGTGGATTAAGGTATGATCAATCTATTCTATGAACCATCTTATTGGGGTCATTCTTCTGGGATGAATGGTCCTAGAAAAGTTGTTGAAAATTTACGTGCAAGTTTAGAACAAGAAAATATTCCATATGCGGTAAATGTTGAAGAGTATAAACATAACTTTCTAGTTCAATATGATTGGACAGGGCATGTTAAGCATTCTAATCTTACATTGGAAAATTGTGTAATCGGTCCTCAGATCTGGATGTTTGATGGTCATGTTAATGAACTAAAAGAAAATCCAAATTATTACAAATCAATTATTGCACCATCTCAATGGGTAAAGGATTTGTATGTTAATAAGTTTGGATATCCAGAAGAAAAGATTTCTGTATGGTCTGTTGGTATCGAACTACCTGAGGTGAAGAGAACTGAAGAGTTTGATTGTCTTGTTTACTTTAAAAGAAGATCATCTAAAGAACTTGATAATGTCGTATCACTCTTGGATTCCAGAGAAATGACATACAACATTATGCAGTATGGATCTTATACACCAGAACAAGTGAATGAACTAGCATCTAAATCTAAATGCTGCTTTCTTATCAATGGAACTGAAAGTCAAGGTATTGCAGTTCAAGAAATCATGGCTTGTGGAACTCCTATTTTTGCTTGGGACATTACGGAATGGAATGATCAGGGTGAACAGTGGAGAGTTCCTGCAACATCAATTCCTTTCTGGTCTCCTGATTGTGGAGAGAAGTTTATCGAATCCGATCTTTTGTTTGATGATGTAATCTTAGAGGAGACATTTGATCAGTTTTATAGTAAACTGGATAGATACAATCCACGTAAATATGTGAAGGAAAACCTTTCCTATAAACAATCAGTAAAAACATTAATGGAGATTTTCGATGCTGCTTAGTTTTAAACTTCTAAAGAAAAAATATAATATGAAGATTAAGGGCATCATTCAGATTGGTGCCCATTATGGTGAAGAGATACCTGATTATATTGATTGTGGTATTCAAGACATGGTTATGTTTGAACCATTAGAAGAGAACTTCAATATCTTGGCAGATAAGGTAAAGGATTTGAATGCCAATATTGAGGGGCATCAGGTTGCTCTTGGTTCTGAACCTGGAAAGACTACGATGTATGTTAGTGATAATGAAAAACAGAGTAGTAGTATTCTGAAACCAAAAGTTCATCTTACACATCATCCTTATGTAAAGTTCCCTACTACAGAGGATGTTGAAGTTAGTTGTTTGGATAATTATGATTGTCACGAATATAACTTCATTAATATGGATGTTCAAGGTTATGAACTTGAAGTTTTGAAGGGTGCCACTAAAACTCTTGAAAAAGTTGACTACGTTTACTGTGAGGTAAACCGTGATGAGGTTTACGAAAACAATGCTTATGTTGAGGAACTGGATGAGTTCCTTGCTCAATATAATATGGAACGTGTAATGACCAGTTGGGAAGGTCAAATCTGGGGTGATGCTCTTTACGTAAGGAAAAATCTACTGTGAAAATTTGTATTCTAACTATTGCAACTAATAAGTATCTTCAGTTTGTAGAAAAACTGTATACTGATATTTCTGAAAAGTTTCTACCTGGCACAGAGATCAATTGTCTTCTGTTCACTGATCATGAAATTGAAGAGGCAGGTGATAATGTTCGGATTCATTATATTGATCATGAACCTTGGCCGATGCCCACTCTAAAGCGTTATAACTACTTTGTGAAGGAAAAGGATTTTATCCTGGAGCACGATTATTGCTTCTACTTTGATGCTGATATGCGGATTGATAATCCAGTTGGCGAAGAAGTTCTTGCGAATGGAGTTGTTGCTACTAAGCATCCATATCAATCATTTAATACTGTGATGGATATGTCTTATGATCGTAATCCCGATTCACTAGCATATGTTCCTATGGGACAAGGAAATACTTATTTTGCTGGTGGTTTTAACGGTGGTAAAACTGAAAGTTTTATGGAGATGGCAGAAGTTATTGCCAACAATGTGAATAAAGATCTTGAGAAAGGTATTGTTGCACTGTGGCACGATGAAAGTCATATGAACCGTTATCTTATTAATAATCCTCCAGCACTAGAGTTGACACCAACCTATTGCTATGCTGAAGAATTCTATGGAACTGATTATCCATATGAACCCAAAATCATTGCTTTGAAAAAAAATCATAATGAACTTAGATCTTAGAGACATTCCTGCAGTCTATTTGAATTTAAATGAGCATACTGAAAAGAATCGAAGTATGCAAAAACTTATTAAAGACTGTGGATTCAAACATTCAATTCGTGTTGAGGGTGTATCACGTCCAGATAATACTTTAGTTGGATGTTCTTTGGCACATCTTAAAGGATTGGAAGAAATCGATCCTCCTTTTATTCTTTTTGAGGATGATTGTGCAATCAAAAACTTTGAACCAGTGATTGAAGTTCCTGATGATGCAGATGCAGTTTATCTTGGAGTTTCATCTTGGGGAAGGATGAACGGACATTCTGGACCTTTTGTTGAATATGAAAAGGTAAGAGATAACTTTTATCGTGTATATAATATGCTTGGAGCACACGCCATATTGTATCTCACCGAAGACTATGTTAGAATGTGCCAGAGAGTAAGTTTTTATGCTGGTAATGTGATTGAAAGTTACCAGGATATTGGATTTGCTGAGATACAACGTTGGTTCAATGTTTATACATTTGATGATCCCATGTTCTATCAAAACAGTTCTTATCAAGCAACTGTAAATCCACTCACAAGTTACCCAACGCAAGAGTGTTTTAACTTCAATAAGAATTATTATCTACCTGAAAGAATCTCATGAACATTGCTATTTTAGGATCTGCAGGACAGATCGGTGCATACTTAGAAGAGTATCTGGTAGAAAAAGGTCATGATGTAATTGGTGTTGATATTATTGAAGGTCCACAGAATGATCTTCGTGTAACACCAAATACTTATGTTGAGAGCATTATTAAGAATGCGGACTTTGTATTCTTTCTTTCATTTGATGTTGGTGGTTCACATTACCTGAAGAAGTATCAGCATACTTTTGATTTCATCAACAATAACACTCGTATTATGGCGAATGTTTTTGGTATGCTCCAGAAATATAATAAGAGATTTATCTTTGCATCATCTCAGATGAGTAATATGAGTCATTCTCCGTATGGTGTAATGAAGCGTGTTGGTGAACTCTACACTACATCACTGAAGGGATTGATTGTAAAATTTTGGAATGTATATGGTATCGAAAAAGACCAAGATAAGGCACATGTCATTACTGATTTCATTCGCAAAGGATTTGAAGATGGTGAGTTTGAAATGATGACCGATGGCACAGAAGAACGTCAATTCTTATATGCCGAAGATTGTTGTGAAGGACTTGAAACAGTAATGGAGAACTATACTGATTTTAAAACTGAAGATCCTCTTCATATCACATCTTTTAACTCAACATCTATTAAGGATATTGCTCATATCATTCAAGGTTGTTTTAATCGGATTGAGAAGTATGGTGTAAAGATTACTCCTGGTTTTGCAAAGGACCCTGTTCAGTTGGATAAGAGAAATGAAGCAAACACATTTATCACTGGATGGTGGTTGCCTAAAACAAGCATAGATAAAGGAATTGATAAAGTATTCGACGAAATGAAAAAGGAGTATATTAAAGAATGATTGGATTTAATCACTTAGGAAGTCTGGGTCGTCTTGGAAACCAGATGTTTGAGTTTGCGGCTCTTTATGGTATTGCGACAAAGAATGGGTATAACTGGTGTATTCCTCCCAAATCACATAAAGGTATTGAAAACTATAGTCTCTTTGAAGCATTTAATATTGACGGTGTAAATGAAAATTTTATTGAAACTGATAAATTAATTGGTGAAAGGTTCTTTCATTTTGATAAAGATCTTATGGACGGGTGTCCTGATGATTCATCACTGTATGGATTTTTTCAGTCTGAAAAATACTTCAAACACGTAGAGAAAGATATTCGAAAGATATTCCGATTCAAGGATGAGTTTTTGGCACCATGTCAAAACATGATCAATCAATTAGAAGATGAACCAATTATGCTTCATGTTCGGCGTGGTGATCCTAACTTGGTTGATCCTCGTGGATTTAAGTGGGCATATGTTAATTGCTCTGATCAACATCCAGTTCAACCACTGGAATACTATGAAAAGGCACTTGCTCAGTTTGATGATGAACAACCAGTAATTGTTTTCTCAGATTCTCCTGAATGGGTTCAAGAGCAAGAGTTTTTTGCTGGAGATCGATTCTTTATATCAGAACCAGAAGAGAAATATGATGATGGATCATATACTCCATACATTGATTTGTGCTTGATGTCCTTGTGTTCTCATGCTATTATTGCTAATAGTAGTATGAGTTGGTGGGGTGCCTGGTTACAATCCAATCCAAATAAAAAGGTAATTGCACCTAAGATGTGGTTTGGACCTGCATACGCTGATAAAGATACGAAAGATTTGTATTGCTCTGATTGGATTGTTTTATGAAATGTTTAGTTACGGGTGGTAAAGGATTCATTGGATCTCACCTAGTAAAAAGATTGAGAGAACATAATTATGAAGTTCTTAGTATTGATAAAAACTTTTTAGTTTCTGATCTACGTAAGGATGGACAATTCTCTAATAGGATAGCAGACATCAGAGACTATGCTGCCATGAAAGAATGTATGCATAATGTAGATACTGTATTTCACCTTGCCGCAGAATCTAAGATTGGAACTTGTGTGGAAGATCCTATCAGTGCTTCTAGCACAAATGACCATGGAACTTGCACCCTTCTTCAAGCAGCACGAGAAGCAGGTGTAAAGCGTTTTGTTTATTCATCTACATCTGCTGCATACGGATTGAATGAAAGTCCTAACGTGGAAACACAGACAAATGATTGTCTGAATCCATATTCAATCTCTAAAGTAAATGGTGAGAACTGGTGTAAGGTTTATAATGACCTCTATGGATTGAAAACCATAATCTTTAGATACTTTAATGTTTATGGTGAAGGACAACCTACAACAGGTCAGTATGCTCCTGTGATGGGTATCTTCATGCGTCAAGAGAATGCTGGTCAACCATTAACTATTGTGGGTGATGGGGAGCAGCGTAGAGATTTTGTTCATGTTAATGATGTTGTTACTGCCAATATAATGGCAGCAATTAGTAACCAAGATGATGAATATTATGGTGAGGTATATAATGTTGGTAGTGGAGTTAATTATTCTGTAAATGAAATTGCTGCTATGATTTCTAAAAACACTACTAATATTCCTTCACGTCCTGGTGAGTGTCGTGTTACTCTTGCCAACTGTGACAAGATAAAACAAGCATTTGGTTGGTCTGCAAAGACAAATCTTGAGGAATGGATTAATGGAAAAAAATAAAGCACAACACAAGATAAAAGGTCTTCCTAGAATTTACTATATTAATCTAGATGACAAACCAGAACGTGCTGCGTTCATGGAAGACCAATTTAAATATTGGGGTATTGGAAATTATGAACGCATCTCTGCTTGTGATGGCAGGGGCGATAATGACCTTGGAGAAATTCTGAAGGGTAGATATCCAGATAATATGACTTCTGGCGAAGTTGGGTGTGTTACTTCTCATTTAAAAGCAATGAAGAAGTGGTTGAATGAAACTGAAGATGAACCATGTCTTCTGATGATGGAAGATGATTGTGATATTTCTACAATATCTCATTGGGGATTTACCTGGAAAGATTTTTATGCTCAAGTTCCATATGATTATGATGTTATTCAACTTGCAATTATCAATCCAGCAACAGTTCATTTACAATTGCATCGTAGATTTGTAAATGATTTTTCAACTGCTTGTTATTTGATTACTAGGCATCACGCAGAAAAACTTGTTCGTTTGCATTGTCGTGGAGATAAGTTTAAACTTGATCAAGGTGTAAAACCTAGAGCAGTTGCCGATGACTTAATTTACAATTCTGGAAATACTTTTGCAATTCCTCTCTTCTTATATAAGATTGAGTTGGGATCTGATATTCATGATATTCATGTTGATGTATTTCATCGTAGTAGTCATGATGGTTTATGGCAGTTCTGGAAGAACCAATCAGCAGATATTCAAGATTGGAATGCAATTTTCAACTATGACCCATATTTCAATAGGATTCCCCCTGGGTTTGAGGGAAAATAAGAAAACCTCCTAAGAAATCTTGACAAAACTTTATGTTTCCTATATAATATGTAAAGAAACATTACGGAGTGTATCGTGACTGTAACAACCGAAGATGGTGGACGCACAAACATGTATGCCACTGAACCAAGAATGTATATCTCTGAGACTGACGCGCAGCGTTATGGATACGAGACCTATGCAGAAAAAGCAGAGAAATTAAATGGACGGACTGCTATGCTTGGATTTGTTGCTGCTGTTGTCTCTTATGCTTTCAGTGGTAGCGTATTTTTCTTTGGTGCGTTCGGATTTTAAATGACTGAGGTTACTTTTACCCTGACAAGCATTGCATTTCTTGTCTTGCTTTGCTACTCTATTGAAAACCTATCTGAAACTTATTGATGGAACCCTCTCTACTCGAACTACTGACTTATTATGTGATTGGAGGTGCCCTCATCATTGGACCACCTGCAATCTTCCTGATCATTGCTATGATGGGAGCAATCCAGAATACGAAAGGTCGTATGGTAGGTTACAAAGATCATAAACAATATGGTGATATCTCATTTTATGAGAATGCACCATCAGATCAGAGTAAATTTTATCTTGAACTTAAAACTTGATACTTGACACAGTATCAAACTTTCTATATAATTACACCTAATTTTACAGAACCACGATGGCATTCAACATTACTCTTCGCACTCCTGATGGAGAACAAACTGTTACCTGTGAAGACGACCAGTATATTCTAGATGCTGCTGAGGAAGCAGGTGTTGATATGAACTACTCATGCCGCGCTGGTGCTTGTTCATCATGTGCAGGTAAGATTGTAAGTGGAACTGTTGATCAAAGTGATCAGTCATTCCTTGATGATGATCAAATTGAGGAAGGATTTGTTCTTACTTGTGTTGCATACCCAACAAGTGATTGTGTAATCGAGACAGATCAGGAAGAATCTCTTTATTGATCTGATGACAAATCCAAATCAACTCCATGAAGACATGGAGAAACTTAATACCCTCTACGAAGAACTTTGTTGGGGGCACGACGACGAATTAGTTTTCACCCACGATGGTGAAGAAATCATTATTTACAACAAAACTCAGGAGAAAACAAATGAACGAAAACGCAGAACGGATTAATGGTTGGGCAGCAATGATCGGAGTGATTGCAGCAATGGGTAGTTATGCAGTCACAGGTCAAATCATTCCAGGAGTATGGTGATGGGATTTGTAGTAGCAGCACTGCTGTTTCTTATTCCAATTGGAGCAGCAGCTAGAGAATCATCATGAGTATAGAATGGGCACAGACAATTATTTTTTTCTTGGCACCCTTATTCTTTATACTCCTCTTCATAGAAACTAATGAAGATGATGATGGACCCCCAGATGGTGGAATGCTGACACCAGTGTATGCACCAACACCAAATTGATGCTAGACTCTCTACATACCGTAGAGGGTCTTTTTTTATATGCCTAGAAATCAAGTAAGTATTGAAGAGTTGCGTTGTCGCATTATGAAGATAAAGAATAATGCACAGTATGATGTTGTTGATGATATTGGTGGACAGAAAAGACATCTTTATCCTGGAGAGCAGGAATTAGTTCAGAAACATCTGAGTTATGTTTTGGATGAACTAGATGGGTATAGGTTCTAATAAATATCTAAAAACCTCAAATAAATGTCTCATAGGTCTGCTGTTCTCATAGATAATTTTTTACCTCAAGATACATTTACTTTAATATCATCGAAGGTAGAAAACTCATCACAATATAGGAATGGTAAATGGTCTGATGAAAGGGATGAGTTATGGGAAGAAGTAACTTCTTTAGTGTTTGCTAAACTTCAGGAGATTGGATTATATCAAAGTCATTTCTCAGAAATAGTAGAAGCACACAATCATTCATACAATCAATTCCGTCCAGCAAACTATGGTCACGGAAATTTTAATGGACCCCATATTGATAATGGATCATATGTTTATTACATACATCCACATTGGGATGAGAATTGGGAAGGTAAAATAAAATTAATTGAAGCAGAAGAAGAACAATATAGAACTGGTATTTTTGCTAAACCAAATCGATTTATTTGGATGAATCCAGATGTAATTCATGATATATCCACAACTTCACCTAATGCAGAACATTCAAGAGTAACTAACTTAGGGTTTCTTAATGCTTGTTTCGATAATAATCCAGTTGGTGTAGAATACATAAATATCTTTACGACCGATTAAATCTTTTGTAGTGGCAAAAAATAAATTTAGTAAAGCACTTCGGCATCTTAAATCTACTGAGTTGGATGAAAAGATCAAAGGTCTTAATGAATCCCCTACGAATTCTATAGGCGGAGTCTATGCGCTGAATCAACCTGGACAACGTTTAAGTCGTGAATTAGATCCAGCAAAAGTTTTTTATCCCGATGTAGATGGAAATTGGCCAGCAGGTATTCCTGGAACACCTGGAGAACCAAATTATATAAGACCTGCTGGTTACTGGGATGAGGGACCAGGAGCTACGGTAGCTAATCCATACGATACTTTATACACAGCAGATTGGTCATATAGTATTCTGGAAGATAATCCAAGAAATACTGAGACACTTATAGATCCTGATACTGGTTATGTTCGTTCAGAACTACCACCTAATAGCAGAAGTTTTATCTTAGGACCACTTGTTGACTTATATTTTCATAATCACTCAAATGATAATAGGACATATGTTGGATATGTTCAGAAAGATACCCGAGAGTTTGTTCTTCTTGGATATGTTAATGGTAGATGGGGAAATGATAATGATAATAATTTAATCTATCAAGATGGATTTACATCTGGACGTATTTGGAATGGTGAATCGAGTGGATTTGTTGCAACAAATTCTAATTTTACATTTGAGATGCTTCAATGGTTTCATGATAAATTGAAGGCAGGATTAACTGTAAAAAATGCTTCATTCTTTAATTCTGGTGGTGTTCCTGTCATAAGTGGTGGTGGTGGCACTGGTCAACCTACTGGAAGTGTTCAAGGAAACGCTGCTGGTGCTGGATCAGGTGATGCTTCTGATGGTGACGATGCAAATGTGGGTTCAGGAACTGGTGGTAATCCTGATATCGGAACTCCACAGAATACTCCAAATCATGGTGGACCAGAAGACGCTCAACTATATTATAATCAGCAAGATCCAAAAGTATTTGCCAATGTGACTGCTGATAAAAATGCACGAATGATTCTCAACGCAGCAATGCTGGGTTTGGATATTGCCGCTGTTTTAGCATTATTGTTCCCAGAACCAGCATCTTCAGCAGCAGGAGCAGCAATACTTGGTTCTAAATTAAGGTATGTTGCTAAATTTGCACAAGCAATTAACAAATTTAATCCATTCAAAGGTAGTACAGGACTTGCTAGAGGGTTGAGAGGTTCACAAGTTGGTGCTACTGGATTGAAGAAGGGTGGATTTGAAGCATTAAAAGGGGGTCAAAATCTTCATAAAGGTAGTAAAGGTTTATTGAGTCCTGGTGGTAAGGGTGTATATTCTGCACCTAAAGTGGGACAAATGGGATCTGGTGGATTGAAACCAGGATCTGGTGGAGCAAGATATGCTAAATCAGGTTCTAATCCTCTAGGAGGAGCACAAGGTGCTGCTGGTCAACCTGGTGGTGTTGTTGGTAGTATCACTCCTGGTGGCGCAAGAGGAATTGGTGTTATTGAACCACAAAAAGTTGTAAATCCTCAAACTTTCCAGAAAGGACAACAACTTTTCCAAAAAATTCAGAGTGGAAAATTTCCAAAAAGCAACAGAGCAAATCAATATAGACAGCAAGCACAGCAAGCTGGATTTGGTTCTGGTCAAACAAACGTTCCTGCACGAAGACTACCAAGGTTAGGGGAAGATTATGAATATATTTTAGAACAAATCAACAACTACTTGTTGCTTGAAACAGAAACAGCATCTGCAAGTCCTTCTGGTGGTGGCACAGAGGTTGTTGATGGTTATGTTGATAAAGTATCTGAAACTTCATCTCCTGAGCAATTAGAAAAAGCATCTGATGACGCAAATAATATTGCCAAGGAAGGTGGTAAAGGATTATCTGATGCTGATTTAGCAAAAATTGATAAGGATGCTGAAGCAGAAGCAAGGAGATTGACTAACTTTGCTGTCAGTAATCCAGAGTCTATGGATGCTGATCAACTAAGTGCATCTGCAGACATGATATATAAGATTGATCCAGATTGGTTAATGGAATCATTTGGTAGAAATGAGTCTCTTATTGATACTGTAAAAGTTGATAAACTATACAATGCATATGCTGAAAGAAGAAGTTATATTGGAAGTTTAGAACATGGTTTTAGTATAAGTCCAGAATTTAAACGTTATTATAACCAGGCTGAATATCTCCATGATACATATGTGAGTCAAATTCACTTTGGTAGAGATGGAAATGGGTATCCCCAGTTTACTAATAAAAATACTGGAGAAAGAATAGGAAGTCGTGATCTTTTATATAAAAAGTTGCATGAGTGGAGTGATTTATTTAATAAAACTTGGGATACATTCAATAGTAAAACTGTTAGGGATAGGGTTAATAAAGACCGTGAAGAAAATGACAATAATTATAGAAAGCAATCAGATATTTTGTTCAGACCTTTTTATATTCAAATTGTAAGAGAGTGGAATATTCGTAGTGAATTTTCTAACTATGCTAATACCTTAAGTGATGATCCATATAGTTTGGAAGAAATACCTCGTGGAAATGCCACATATGATGCTGCATCAGAACTCGCTCTATTGGGTATATCAGCTGCTGTAGCCAGAGTATTTGTAGCATCAGTAGGTCTTGCTAGTGCTACCACTCTTACCTCCATTCTCAAAAAAGCAGATGGGATTGCAAAATGGTATAACAAAGGTAGATCGCCTGGTGAAAATAAGATGTCTTGGAGAAAACTTTTAGAGAATGATTGGAAACAACGTGGAAAACCTGGTTCAGGAGACAAGGGTGGTTGGGATCCTACTAGGGGATTTAGACCTGGTGTTGATGCAGATAAAGGTGGTTTTGGTTCTGGTCCTACACCTGCTGTTCGCCAAGCAATTGAAAGACCATTTAGAGCCTTGATGAATCTTTTTCAGAGTTATGATCTAAAAGGAACTTTACTTAATGAAGAAACTGATAAATCATTGGAATCTTCAATAGATGCTGCTCTGAAAGAAACTGAATCTATTGAAGATTTAAAAAAAGTTATGGATGTATTAATTAAAATGATGGAGACTGAAAAAAATAAAAAGCAGAGAAGACTTCCTGGGTATAAAGGAGAATCCTATGAACCTAACTCAGGTATTGTTTTGAGTGAGGGACGTAGAAAAATTCTTCGTGAGATTAAGCAACCATATAAACTTCCGGAGCAACCAAAGCAGAAGTATAAGATGAACTTCAAAGGTAAGTTCACAGCACAAAATACTCCTGATGTAACTGCTTCTAAGCAAAGTGATGAAGTAGTAACTGCAAAGAATGCTGCTGGTCAAACCTGGAGAACTAATGATAAGTATTGGTCTGGATACGAAAGCACTGAAAGAATGAATATCATCTATGACCATGTTGGTCATGGACAAATTTATTGGGATACGATTGTTAATGAGAACCAGCATAAAAAAAATATTCGTAATAGAGAAATTCAGGAACATCTGAATCTTATTGATCACAATAAGGCAATGAAAGAAATCATTGAGCAACAAACATTAGATGCTCCTAAGGATCCATTACTCAAAAAAGTTGCGGATAAATTAAAAAAACAAATTGATTATCCAGATAAACCATCTAAGAATGGATATCCAGATACTCCACCACCAGAAATGGTAAATGGGTTTCATCCAAAATATGGAAAACGATATAAGCATGATAAGTTAGACCCACATAGTGCGGAGTTCATGCCCCCTACAGGTGACCCTGTGATCGATGCAAATATCAAGAAGGCAACCAACCAAAAAGAGAAAGCAAGAAAACTCAAAAATATTCTTGGCAAAAAGGGTTGACAGGTGGGGGAAACCGTAGTATACTAAATAAATCAGCAGGTTAAGGAACCAACACATTTCTTAACTGTTTGTAACACGCCTTACCAAGACTAAACAGCGTGTCTAAACAACAGTCTTTAATACCTGCCTCTGAGGGTGAGACAGGAATATTTTACTTAGTGTTCCCCGCACTTATATCTAACCCTTTTCAAAACAATGGCTAACGCTACATTACAACAACAACAAACAACCTCATCGTGGGATTCGTTCTGCGAGTGGGTAACTTCTACCAATAACCGCCTCTATGTCGGTTGGTTCGGCGTACTGATGATTCCAACTCTGTT